AATGATATAAAGCAGCAAGTTGATGCTTTTTATGATAATGCTGTTCGATTCCAAACTTCTGGAATTGGAGTTACTGTAATTGGACAAGTAGATGCTACTAGTGCTGTTCTTTCTGATGCTTTAACTGTTGGTGGAGCTGCAAATTTAAATGGTAATGTAGTTCTAGGTAATGCAACCAGTGATACCATAACTGTTGGTGGACGATTTGATTCAAATCTTGTTCCTGATATAACCCTTACTTATGACTTAGGTATTGATTCACGTAGATGGAACACTGCTTATATTAGAAATATTGACGGATTAACTAATCTTAATACTGAATTTTTATTTGTTGCTGGTATTGCAACCTTTAAAGATGATGTAGAGTTTCATGGTAAAGCTGGTGTCACATCTGCTTTCTGGGATAAGTCAGCAGATACATGGAAATATCTTGATCATGTTAAAACTACGTGGGGAAATGATGGAGATTTAGAAATATATCATGATGAAGATAATAGTATTATAAGTGATGTTGGAACAGGTTTCTTAAAAGTTCTTGGAAATGTTATAGAACTTGATGGAAGCACTGGAATAGATTTAAAACATAATAATATTAAGGTATTTGAAACTCTTGGACTAGGTGTTACTGCTATAGGTAATATTGCAGCTAATTCATCTAGTATATCAGGTATTGCTACCTTTGAAGGTGCAGTTCATGATAGTACTAAGAGTGCTGGAGTTGGTGGGTATCTTTTAAGTTCATTAGGTGCATCTGGAACACAATGGGTAAATCCAGGAACTATATCAGTAGAAAATGCAGAGAAGGTTAGAGTTACTTCTAAGAGTGATGATAATACTTACCATCTAACATTCGTTGATGATACAACAACTAACTATCAAGGAATTAATGTTGATAATGATACTTTAACTTGGAATCCATCAACTAATTTATTGACTGCTCAAAATTTAAAAGTAGAATCAATAGAAGAATGGGGTGCTGTTGATACTGGACTAAATGAACAGGTTATAACAGCAAATGGTTCTGGTGGATGGACATGGAAAGATAATACTAGTGGTGGTATTGGAACGGTATTTGTAAAACAATATACTAAGGCATCTGGTTCATCAATATCTCCTTTCAAACCTGATATGATTGAAAGGAGTTGTATTTCTTATATTACAGTTGATTCTACTACAGCAGGAATTGCTACTATTGGTATTGCAGAAACTAGTAATGCTTATGGTAGTCATTGGACTCAAGATGATGATCCTACTTCTGTTGCTGGTGGTAGCTTAACTGTTTGTGATGGGGATATTTGGTATGATAGTAGTGATTCTGGAGATCTTGCTGCTGGTGGTGTAACCATTCAGGAGGAAGGTGTTCCATTAGCAACTGTTGCAACAACTCTAAATTTTGTTGGATCTGGTGTTCTAGCAAGTGGAACAGGAGCAACAAAAACAATTACAATTTCTGGTGGTGGTGGCGGTGGTAGTGGAGACATCACAGCAGTTACTGCTGGAACAGGATTATCTGGTGGTGGAACTTCAGGTGATGTAACCTTAAATCTAGACGACACTGCTGTTACCGCAGCATCATATACTAATGCAAATATTACAGTTGATGCCCAAGGTAGATTAACTGCAGCATCGAATGGAACTAGTGGTGGAACTCCAGAGATATCATTCACTCTTGGGGCAAATGGAACATCTGATTATACATTTACAGGACCAGGTTTAACTGGTGCAGAAAATGATCCAACCATATATGTCATGCGAGGTTTGACATATAAGTTTGTTAATGGTATGGGTGCTCATCCATTTAGAATACAAAGTACTAAAAATGGTTCAACAGGTACTCAATATGATGATGGTGTAACTAATAATAATGTCTCAAGTGGAACATTAACTTGGGATGTTCAATTTGATGCTCCTGATACATTGTGGTATCAGTGTACTGCTCATGCAAACATGGGTGGAATGATAAAAGTTTTAGAACAAGAAACTCAACAGGTTGCAAATGTTAAACATTTTGGAGCAAAAGGTGATAATAGTACTGATGATACAGCATCAATTCAAGCAGCAATAGATTCTTTATCTGGTGCAACTTATGATGGTGGTACTGTATATTTCCCTGCTGGTATATACAGAATTAGTAGTGCTCTTTCAATAGATAGTGCAGATAATTCTATTACTCTAAAAGGTTGTTCTACTCATTTCCCACTTGGTGCAGATGGATCTCTCATTAGATCAACAAGTACAACTGCTGATGGTATTGACATAACCAATTCATTATCAATATCTATTGAAAATTTGCGTATTGATACGAGTGTTACTAAAACAGATGGAATTGCTATTAAATGTACATCAAGTACTAATATACAAGGTATAACTATAGATCAAGTTTATATTAATGGTTTCTGTAAGGGAATTAATTTGACTGGATACAGTGCGAGTGCTGTTAGAAATACAGAAATAAGAGCACAACCCAATGTTGCTAACAGTACATATGGAATTAAGGTTACTAAGGGTAATGATACTCGTGTAGATCAAATAAGATTCCAAAACATTATAATTGACGGTTTGCAGGGTGGTAGTGCTCATGATTATTGTCGTGGAATTCTTATTGGAGGTGGTGCTTCTGACTTTACTAATTCTATCTGGATGTATGATGTTGCTGTGTTGCGTTGTAAGATTGGTATTGAATTTGATTCAACACTAGGTGCTGGTACTGCTACTACAGGTGCATTCTTTAGATTAACTAATTGTGATGTTGATCAAAATAAAGAGGATGGAATTTATATAAATGGTGGTACTCAAATCTGGATTGATAATCAATATATGAGTAGTAATAATCATAGTGGATTAAGAACTGGAACTAGTTTTGGTGGAACACTTTGGATTACAAATGCAGATGCCAGAGGAAATGGACGGCATGGTATTAACATTAGTGGAACTAGTGCTAAGAAAATACACATAACAAATCCACATTGTGCTGTTAATAGTACTGCTTCTAGTGATGCATATCATGGTATTATCGTAGCAGATGATGCAGATGATATACATATTGTAGGTGGACAATGTGGTGGAGATGTTTATGGAACTACAACAGGTGCTACTACTAATGGTTCAATTTCTCAAAGTTATGGTATAATGTTCCTTGGTAATAATCATAAACGCATACAAATTAGAGGTGTTGATTGCACTGATAATAATTCTGGAGCAATAGGATGGCAGACATCAGGTGATAACGTAACTGCTGGTTCCTATAATTTCATTCAGTTTGTTGCTGGATATAGCACTGGACAAACTACATTCCCTTAATAAATAGACAAAAGATATAAATTATGGCGTTAAAGATAAGAAAAGATGGTGCTTGGGTAACTGTTGCCGATGCTGGTATCAAGGGTGCCAAAGGGGTGAAAGGAAATAAGGGTAATAAAGGTAATAAAGGTACTAAGGGTAGTAAAGGAAATAAGGGTGCTAAGGGTGAACTGGGTACTAAGGGTAATAAAGGTACTAAGGGTGTTAAAGGTTTTAAAGGAGCTGCTGGTGCAGCAGCTTCAAAAGGTGCAAAGGGTAATAAAGGAAATAAAGGTAATAAAGGTAATAAGGGTGCAAAGGGTATTAAGGGTAATAAGGGTAATAAGGGTGCATTAGGACTTAAAGGCAATAAGGGTAATAAGGGTATTAAGGGCATTAAGGGTGTTTCAGGTGTTCAAGGTACTAAAGGAAATAAGGGTGCAAAGGGTATTAAGGGCAATAAGGGTGCAAAGGGTATTAAGGGTAATTCAGGTGTTCAAGGCACTAAAGGTGCAAAGGGTAATAAGGGTGCAAAGGGTATTAAGGGTGCAGCAAGTAGTGTAGCAGGTGCAAAGGGTAATAAGGGTAATAAAGGTGCAAAGGGCATTAAGGGTGCAGAAAGTACTGTAGCAGGTGCTAAGGGTAATAAAGGTAATAAGGGTGCAAAGGGTATTAAAGGAATTGCAGGTGTAGCATCTGCAAAAGGTGGTAAGGGTAATAAAGGATCTAAGGGTAATAGAGGTTTAACGGGAGCAGGTACTAAAGGAAATAAAGGAAATAAAGGTTCTAAGGGTAATATAGGTACTTTAGGTGCAAAGGGAAATAAGGGTATTAAGGGTGTTAAAGGAAATAAGGGTATTAAGGGTAATAGAGGTGTTGATGCGACAGGTGTTAAAGGAAATAAAGGTTCTAAGGGTAAGAAAGGTGCTTTAAATCCTAATAAAGGAAATAAAGGTGCAAAGGGTAATAGAGGTTTAAATGGAAATTTAGGTGCTAAGGGTAATAAAGGTAGAAAGGGAAATAAAGGACTTAAGGGTAATGTTCAGGCAGTAGGTGCTAAGGGTAATAAAGGAACTAAAGGTGCAAAGGGTAATAGAGGTATAGATGGTTTAGGTACTAAAGGTAATAAGGGTGCAAAGGGTAATAAAGGTGCAAAGGGTATTAAGGGTGCACCAGCGAGTACAGATGGATCAGTTCCAACAGGTTTGATTGCAATGTGGGAAAGTGCAAGTCCTCCTAGTGGATGGTCAGTATATTCTAGTGCCCAAGATAAATTTATATTAGGTGCTGGTGGTAGCGGAAGAGGTCCAGGTTATGCTGATGCATGTGCATTAGGACATTTCCACAGTGGTACTACACAAACTGGTAATGCTCAAATAAATCCATCATCTCATGGACATCAAGTTAGGATGTCTAATGATACTGGTGATATAGGTAATTTTGATTCTGCAGGTGGTTATGTTCTTGATGAAGGTCCCTTACAAACTTATGGTGCCAATATAGGAGCTGCTGGAGATGCAAGAGGACAACAAATTGCTGGACAAACAATAAGCGATAGTGGACATACGCATACTATTAATACTTGGGGTATTCTTTATGATAATACTTCATTTCCAGGTGGAACTGGAAGTTGGACTGCCATAGGAGGAGATAATGTATCTACTCAAAGTGCAGTATCAAATAGGAACATACCACCATATATTTCATTATATTTTATCAAGAAGACTTGACATATAATATCTCGTATGATATAATTCCAAAATAGTATGAGTGTGTCCTAATGGATGATGATACAGTATTGGGAATTATAATTGACTTATGTTCTCGTAAATTTTTATTATTGAGTGAAGAAGGACAGGAAAAAGAAGTGACTTGTGAAGATCCTGATCAGTTTATGAGAGTTTTAAAAGTATGTACTGATAGATTAGATGAGTCTCAAATTCAATATGCAGATTTGTCAATGAGAGAAGTTTAATGATATGAATGATGTGTTTCATACCATTGTTGATGATCCTTATAGATTAAATATAATTGATAATTTTTTGCCTCCTGATGAGGCAGATTATCTTGAAAAAAGAATGGAAGCAAATATGGGACCGAATAGATTTCCTTGGTATCATGGAAATATTGGTAGTGATGAAAGGTTCAGTGATTCGGGATTAAATCCTGATTTAGATAATTTTCAACTTTGTCATGTGTTTTATAATAATCATTCTTTGGTGGAAGGTGATAAGTATAGTAAGTTATTAAATATGTTTTTATCAAGAATAGTTCCATTTTCTTTAGTAAGGATTAAGGCAAATTTATTACCAAAAACTGATAAGATTAAAAAATTTGTATATCATACTGATTTTGAACCTGCTCCTCACAATTTACAAACTGCAATTTATTATGTAAATAGTAACAATGGATATACTATTTTTGAAAATGGTACTAAGATTGAATCTATAAAAAATCGTTTTATTAGTTTTCCTGCTCATATGAGACATAATGGTACTACATGTACTAATAAAATGTATAGATCTGTAATTAACTTTAATTATTATCCAAATTTACAGTACATGAAGTAATGGTTGAATTATTCATGACTAAATAGAAACATAGAAATATTTTGGCCGATATAAGAAGATGCCTCTTAATAGATTAGAGAATTTTATCAAGAACATTGAAGGAAGGATACTTTATGTTAATCCTAACGATCTTGATTCTACAGATAGTATAAACAATGATGGTAATTCGTTAGCACAACCATTTAAGACGATTCAGCGAGCACTGATTGAAGCAGCAAGATTCTCTTATCTGACGGGTAAAAATAACGATTATGTAGAAAGAACAACAGTACTTGTATATCCTGGCGATCATCCGATTGATAACCGTCCAGGATTTGCATTAAAGAAAGATCCAAGTGCACCAACTACAGCAAAGGTTGTTGCTCCTGGTGGAGGAGAATCGTCGGCACAAGATACTCTTTCATTAAATTTAACATCTAATTTTGATATAGATCAGAAAGATAATATTTTATATAAGTTTAATAGTATATACGGTGGAGTTGTAGTACCTAGAGGAACTTCAATTGTCGGACTTGATTTAAGAAAAACAAAGATAAAACCAAAATATGTTCCAAACCCAATAGATCCTGATGTCCCATATTCAGCAATTTTTAGGGTAACTGGTGCTTGTTATTTCTGGCAGTTCTCTCTTTTTGATGGAGAAGATAAAGTATATACCAGTAATACAAGTTTTGATGGTGTAAACGATACTTCTGTACCTACATTCTCTCACCATAAACTTACTTGTTTTGAGTATGCTGATGGTGTGAATATTGCAGATGGGTATGAACTTACCGATCTCGACATGTATTATGCTAAGTTATCTAATGCATTTAACGAAGCTGCAGATACTAAAGTTATTCCTGATAGTGAAAAGTATCCAATAAATCCAGATGGTTTTGCAAAGAGAAGACCTGAATTTGAGATTGTTGGTGCATTTGCAGACGATCCTATTAATATATCAAATATTTTTGCTGGTGATGGAAGAACTCCTTCTCCACTTATTACAGTTACAACTGCTAAACCTCATGGTTTAAATCAGGGAACTCCTATTAAAATTAAAAATGTAAATAAAGAGGGTTCTAATCCTTTAGCATATAATGCTTCTTCTGTAGTACAAACAGTTATTAGTTCTACTCAATTTACATATTTAATATATGGAAGCACTTCAGGATTACCTGCTAGTGTTGAATATGAAGCAGTTGATGTTTCTGTTGCAACTGTAACTGTTGAGACTGATACAGTAGATGGTGCATCTCCTTATATCTTTAACTGTTCATTGCGTTCAGTTTATGGTATGAATGGAATGAACGCTGATGGTAGCAAGGCAACTGGTTTCCGTTCAATGGTTGTTGCCCAGTTTACTGGTATTTCATTGCAGAAAGATGATAGAGCATTTGTAAAGTATAATCCAGAAAGTAGAACTTATGATGGAATTTCTCTCAGTGCTATTGTTTATGGTAACGAATTATCAGCACAATCTGCTGCACTTTCTGCATCTCAAGTTTATCATTTAGATTCTGAGGCAATTTATAGGCAAGGATGGGAAACTGCTCACGTTAAAATTACTAATGATGCTATTCTTCAGATAGTTTCTGTGTTTGCTATTGGATTTAATAGGCACTTCTGTGCAGAATCTGGTGGTGATGCTTCTATAACAAACTCTAACTCTAACTTTGGACAGTTATCATTAGCATCTGATGGATTTAAGAAAGAAGCATTTGATAAAGATAATACTGCAATTATTACACAAATAATTACTCCAAAATCAATCCCTGATACTTATGCAGGATACTCAAATAAGATTGCTTGGTATGACATTGATGTTCTTAAAACTAAAGCAGTAGGTGTTTCTAGTCATCTTTATCTGTTTAATTGGAGCAATGAAGATGAGAAACCTACTTCTGTAGTTGCTGGTTATAAAGTTGGTGCTAATTTAAATGATAAATTATATGTTCCATTAGGAAGAGTTTCTAAGTATGTATCAGGAGATCCTACTGGTTTTACAACTGAAACAGCAGAAATCCGTATGACTGACAGTGCCAATGGTGCTGTATCTACTGGAAGTAGTATTTCTGTAAAACGTTATGAGGTAACTGTTGGTCCTGTTAATAGTGTACTGACTATTGGTGCTAATGGAATACAAAATGGTGAGAGTATAAGAATCTTTAGTGATGATGGAGATCTTCCTGAGAATGTAGAGGATAATACACTTTTTTATTGTATTGATAAAGGAGATAATAATACAATTGAATTGGCTGCTTCATTATCAGATGCTTTGAATGGTACAAAAGTAACAATTTATGGTGGAACAAATCTTTGGATAGAAAGTAGAGTTCATGATAAAGATTCTGGTGATCTTGGTTCACCAATTCAATTTAACTCTAATCAAGTTAGTGTTACTAGGATAGTTAAAGATGACGATGGTGTACCATCAAATGTTACAGCAAATGAAACTGCTGGATGGTATATCCATACTGAACCTGGTAGTCAAGCAAGTGGTTATGAAGGAAGTCCTGCATTTAAGAATATTAATGCTGGAACTACTACAATTCCTAATCCACCAGGAACATCTAAAATTGCCTATATTAGAAGAACAGAAGATTCTCGTTCTTTAGATGATAAAATCTACAAGATGCGTGTTGTTGTTCCTAAAGAGGTATTAGGTGGAAAAAATCCAGAAGAAGGATTTATTATTCAAGAATCTAGTACTACTGGATATATAACTGATACTGATGTTAGTAAAACATCGATAACTCTTAATGATTGGAATTATGATAGAAATCCAAGATTTATTAGTACATGTACTGTATCATCAAATTTAGTTACTGTTGTATCCGAATTACCTCATAATTTACAAGTTGATGACAAAGTTATTATTAAGGACGTAACTAGTACTTCAAACACATCTGGTGTAGGTAATTCTGCATATAATGGCACATATACTGTTAGTGAAATTATTGATGCTACTAGCTTTAAACATACAACTACTGATGTAAATGGTGCTATTCATAACGTAGGTACATTTACAAATGATGTAACAACTAGAAATACTAGTTCACCAAGATTTGAAGTTAATGATATTAAAAATAATTACTATGTCTATAGAAATGAAACTATAACTCCTTATATTGAAGGTGTTCAGGATGGTGTTTATCATCTATTTGTTGTAAATGGTGGTAATAAAGTACCTGTTGAATTTACATCAGAAGATGTTAGTCTTAGAACAAAAACTTTAAAATATAGTCAGAATGTAGAAGATCTTTATCCTCAACTTGATAGAGATAATGTTGATGATAACCCAGATGCATCTAAATCATTTGCAAAGAGAAGTCCATTAGGTGATGTTTCTACTAATTTCTTAAAGGATAGTATAACAAGGGAAACTGCTGATGAGTTCCTTAAAGATTTTGGTTATGGTAAATTAATCAGTTCTGTAGTTGATAATGGAACAACTGCTGACATTACATTTGATAGAGCACATAATTTTGATGGAATTGTAGAAGGAACTATAAGTGGTGGTACTGGACAACCAAATGGTACATACCGTAATGTAAAATTACTTCAAAATAATTCAGATCCTACTGTCAATCCTGCTGCTAACTGGTATGGTGCAACTGCAAATGTAGTTGTTGCTGGTGGTGCAGTAACTAGCGTTGAGATATTGGATCCAGGTGGTGGTTATGCTAGTCTCTCTCTTCCTGTTTCTTTATTTTTTGATGAGACAAGATTTGCATCTAGTGGAACCAAAGGAAGATATACTATTACCAGTGCTGTTAATCTTTCTAGTGCAGTTGGAACAGTAGTTCAAGTAACTGGTGATGGAACTACTAATGATGGATATTATAGGATTCTCTCTGTATCTAATAATAAGACTATTAAAGTTACAAAGAATGCTGCAGATCAATCACCTATTATAGGACAGTATGTATTTGCTGTAGCTCCATCAGTAACAATAAGTTCTATAAGTGGTTCTTGGACACCAGATAATAAATTAATTACAATTAACACTTCTGCTGCTCATGGATTAGTTGCTGGAAATTCATTCCGAGTAATTAAGAATTCTGATAATAGTAATCTTGGAGATTATGTAGTTGGTGAACTTATAGATTTTAATACCTTTACCGTAGAGACTGCAACTAATATAGTAAGTGATGCTGCTAGTGGTAAGATTTATAAACTTGGAATGGATGCAAACAATGCACGTTCTGATAAAGATGGTGAGAATCTTGGTACTAGAGGATTGTCAATTTATGGTAATGAATACCTAACACTACAATCTAGTATTACTCCTGCTGCTACTGCACTTAAAGTTTCTTTACCAAGTTCTGGAATAGGTACAATGACTAGGTTCCCATTAGGAACTTATATTCAGATTAAAAATGAAATAATGAGAGTTTCTGCGTCAACTCTTGGTGGATCTAGTAATGATGAAATAACTGTAATTCGTGGTGTATTGGGTACTCTAATACCTAATGCAGACGCAAATGGATATAGTCATTTAGCAAATGCAATAATTAAAAAGATTGAACCAATTGCTGTTGAGTTCCGTAGACCTTCTATTCTCCGTGCTTCAGGGCATACATTTGAATATGTTGGATACGGTCCAGGTAACTATTCAACTGGTTTGCCTCAGGTTCAAGTTAAATCACTCACTGAAAGAGAAGAGTTCTTATCACAATCACAAGAAAGATCTTGTGGTGCTGTTGTCTACACTGGTATGAACAATAGAGGTGATTTCTATATTGGTAATAAGCAAATCAATTCTTCAACAGGACAAGAAAAAACATTTGATGCTCCTGTCCCAACTATAACTGGTGAAGATCCTTCAAGTTTGAGTGTTATCTTTGATGAAGTAGTTGTTAAGCAAAGGATTCTCGTAGAGGGTGGTGCTTCTAATAAGGTACAATCGCAGTTTGACGGTCCTGTTACCTTTAATGGTGATGTCAATATGAATGGTAATCTAGTTGTTCTAGGTAGTCAGACTGTTGAAGGTAAAATTATAATGACTGGTGAGGTTGTATATGAAGGTGTACTGAAACTTGAATCAGATCTTCATATGATGGATGGTGCAACATTATTGGCAGGTGAAGGTAAGGATGGTGTTTTAGTACATGATGGAACCCATACTTATTTGGGATTGAGTAATCAGAGTGGTGCTACTGGGAATCTTAAAATAGTTAGAGATTATGATCTTAGTGATGGATCTTCAGAAGAGGTAATTGACATCGCTAGAGCTAGTTCATCTGTAAGTGTAACTGGTGCTGTTAATGTTACTGGTACTTCAACATTAGATGCTGTTATAACTGATGGAGATGTGAATTTCACTGGTGCTTCTTATAATGCACTATGGGATAAATCAGAAAATGCACTTCACTTTAATACTGGTGCAGAATTAACTCTTGGTAATACTGTAGGTTCTCCCGACTTTAGAATATGGCGTGATACCAGTCATATTAAACTTCAAGCTGCTGCTGGTACTGAACATATTCAGATTGAAGGTGGAACCACTTCTGGACAAAATGTTGAAATATATACTAATAATACTATAAATGCTAAGTTTGGTTATGAAAGTGCTACTGATGGTAATTATGTAAGATTGTATCATAATGGTACTGAGCGTCTATTAACTAATTCTACAGGAATTAAGATAACTGGTGAATTATTAGTAACTGATGACATCACTGCTTTCTCAGCTTCTGATAAGAGATTAAAGGATAACATTGTACCTATTCCTAATGCTTTAGATAAGGTTGTTTCAATTAGTGGTAATACATTTGATTGGAACGAAGCATCTGGCAAAAAAGGAAGTGAAACAGGTGTCATTGCACAAGAGGTTGAAGAACTTGAACTTCCTGGTGTTACATCTATTAGAGATGATGGAACACATGCAGTTAGATATGAAAAATTAGTCCCACTTTTAATTGAGGCGATTAAAGAACTTAAGAATGAAGTTGATGAACTAAAGAAAGGTAAGTAATCAATGGCATTACAAGCATCGGGTGCAATAAAATACTCTGAGATTGAAACAGAGTTTGGTAGATCTTATTCTACTATAGGTGAAAATTGGACTAGAGTTTTTGGACCTGCATATGATGATTCCTATTTTGAAATTTATAATGATTATGATATTGCTTCCGACAATTATGTTAAGTTACCTGGAACTTGGAATGTACTGTTTCCTTTTGGACTTTATGCTGGACTGGGACATTATGTACAAAGTGAATCAACTTATACTACAACTTATGGTCCAGAATATGTTGCAGGACAAAATTATCTTAAATTCTTTCAAGGTGTATGGACTGTTTTTTATGGAGGAGTAGAAATAGGAACTCTTAATGGTGCCTTTTTAACAATTGGTACTACAAGATATTCTGGAGGAAATCTTGCAGAGGATAATGGAAATACTTGGGTAAATCCTTCATATTATCAAGTAAAGGTTGAAGAATTAGTCGATACTTATAAGTATTTTGAGAGTTATGTTGAAGTGGCAAGTACAACAACTCCTGGCTCAACAATTACCGTTGGTAATAAAAGATATACAATGGGATCTCAAATATCGGGGACTATTAAGTATCAGATAAAAATAGAAGAATTCGGTCCAGATGAGACTACTGGTACATATAGTTTTTATTATGGTTCTTTAAAAGGAACAGCAACTGCACCAAATAATTCTGTCACAGAAACCTCAACATTTGGTAATACAAGATATAGGGTAGGTGAAATACAAACAACAGATTCTACAGCAGCTTATTATAAAATAATAGTAGAAAAAAATCCAAAGAGTTATGTTAGGTTATATGAAGGTATATTTACCGTTGTTTATGACGGAATTGAATATGGACAATATACTGGAGCTTATTTGTATGTTAATCAGTATAGATTTTCTGGTGGAAATCTCGTAGTAGATAATGGGAATCAATTTCAAAATCCTAATTATTATGAACTAACAGTAGACCAGACTGAGGTTAAATGGAGTCTTGGTAATTATAGAATGGATGATGGTTCAACATATGGTGGTATAAAGATGCCATTAGATTATCTCGCAGGAGCATTGAAAGATACTGATATTCCATTTAAACCAGATCCAATTAAGTTTAGTAATTTTTATAATAGTAGATTGAATGTGATTGTTGATTATTATAGTAATCCTACTATTCCTGAAAATAGACCTGAAAATGGTACAACTAGATACACTGATCCTTCAAGAACTGTTGTAGTTGGACAGTTTCTTCAGAGACCTGTTTCTACAACTGGAAAAGCAGTTCGTATGGTTATTGGTAAAGATATAGGATCGATAGAAGGAACTGAAGATAGTGAGAAAACTAAATGTGCAATTAGAACTGGTTCTGCTTGGAATACTGATACTAAACTTAGAATTGATGTAGGACCAGCAGGAAGAATATTAGGTGGTGGTGGAAAAGGTGGAGATGGATTAGAAGCGGAATTTGATGATCCAGCTACAAGTGACGGTAAAGCTGCTACAAGTGCATTAGGTGTTGAATATGAAGGAACTGATAATACTATGGTAAGTGTTACATCAGGTGGAGTAATTAGTGGTGGATTTGGTGGAGGAGGTGGAGGTGGAACCTCTTACACTAGCGAAAAAAAGAGCGAAGGACTCTTTAGTGCAAAACATGTCTATCTTGGTTATGGTGGCGGTGGCGGCGGCGGTGCTGGACTTCCTTTTGGAACTGGTGGTATTGGTGCATATAGAGCCTATGGATGTAAAGACAATCCAAGTAATGATAATAATGGATGTGGTGATAATAGTTGTGAAGGAGCTGATGGTGCAAATGGATCGGTAGGTGAAGGTGGTGAAGGTGGTGCTGGTACTACAATGAGTTGTAGAAATATGACTGGTGGTACTGGTGGAGATGGTGGAGAATCCACTATAGTTGCTCAAAGTGGAGGTCCTGGTACTAATGGTGAAGATGGTAATAGTAATGGTGGTGTTGGAGGTGCTGCTGGTGCTGCTATTAGACGCACAGGTGGACTAACTCTTACTATAACTAATAATGGAACCATAACTGGCGATCAAACGGCAACTGGAGTTGCATAAATAACTAAAAATCTAATGGCATAGATTATAGATGGCGAATATCAGAAAGACATTTAATTTTCGGGAAGGCGTAAAAGTTGACGACAACGTTCTAGTTGTTGCAGGAGAGCGAGTGGGTATTGGAACTACTGTCCCTTCACAAGTTCTCGATGTTCGTGGAAGAGTAACAATAACTGGAGATGTTGATTATAGTAATTCAGTAACAACTGGTATCTCGACATTTGCTGAAGTAAGATTAGGAACAGGAGTTACGATCTCGTCCTTAAGTGGGATAATAACTGCTACAAGTTTTTATGGTGATGGTTCCAATTTAGATAATATACCTACCTCTCAATGGGGAAGTGTTACTTCAGGAATTTCTACAGTAGCTTCCGTGGGTATAGGAACTACAAATCCACAATCTACTCTCCAAGTAGGTACTGATGGTGTAACAATAGATGGACTTACAGGTAATATTAAGTCTACTGGTATTGTAACTGCTAGTACCTTTGTTGGTAGTTTAACTGGTTATGCTACTACTGCTACATTAGCACTAGGAATTTCTACAAATGCTTTAATTAATATTGCAGGTGTTATAACTGCTACGAGTTTTACTGGTGCTTTAACTGGTAATGCTGATACTGCTACTTCTGCTAGTGGATTAACTGGTAGTGCATCTGTAAATACTTCAGGTATTATAACTGCTACGAGTTTTGTTGGTGCTTTAACTGGTAATGCTGATACTGCTACAACTGCTACAACTGCACTAGGAGTAACAACTGCTTTTGATTATACAGTAGCAAATATTACTGCTGGTATAGGATCTTTTAATGCAATAGGAATAGGAACTTCAAATCCTGCTACTGATATTGAAATTATTAATTCAGATAATTCTCGTATTAGATTTGGTAGAAGCACTACGAGTAATGGTTTAATTGGATTTGGAAATACTTCTGTTGGATTCCCATATAGTAGTTCTACATCATTAGATGTTGCTAATTATGGAACTGGTAACTTTAACTTCTACCTAGAAGCAGGTGGAGCAGGAGTCAGTACAGGTAATTATTATTGGCATAGAAGGGGTAATTTCTCCCGACTAATGACATTAACTAACTCTGGAACATTAGGTTTAGGTGTTACTGTTCCAGTTAATACTTTACATGTAGTAGGAACTTCTACTGTAACCAGTAAAGCATATTTTGGTAATGATGTTAATGTTGCTGGAGATATAACAACATTACAAGGGTTGACTGCTGCTACTTTAACTGTTTCTTCCTTATCTGCTACTCTAAATGGAAATGTATATGCAGCATCAGGTGTTTCTACTTTCTCTAATTTAAAAGTAACTGGTACTGGTGTAGGTATAGGAACTACAAATCCTGCTGCTGGTGGAATAGCTATTAATAGTGGAACATCTAGTGTCTTTATTAATGGTGATGGTAATATTGGAATAAAAACTACCGTTACATACTTTGAAGGTATTGAAGCATTACAGAATAATGTTATTATTGGTGGGGTTGGTATAGGAACTACAACTCCAGCATCAGTAGCTGATTTTGGTAGTGCAGGTACAGTTGGTGTCGTAACCACTAATAGGTTTATAATACCACCTAAGTTAACAAACACTCAGAGAGGGCAAATTGCAGCTCCTGTTGCTGGTGCTTTGATATACAATACCAATGCAAATAGGTTACAATTCTATACTGGTAGTGAGTGGTTAGGAATAGCAACAGTAGCATTGTAAATTTTAAAATGAAATTAAATAAACCATTAATCCACGTTCGACTGCACCAATGTCAGTTTTTTTACTGGGATCCACGTATAGATCCTAGAGAACCAGAATACGAACCGTCACACACCCCCTATACAGGGGGTTTTTTAATGCTATAATATGTTCAACTGAGAAACATTAATGCCTTTACGTCCACACCAAATTGATGCTCTGGATGCAATGGCAAACCATACTAAAGGGCAAATTATCGTACCTACAGGTGGTGGTAAAACCATGTGTATGATTGAGGATGCTACTGAGTATCTCAAAGGTTTAACTGCCAAGACTATCGTTGTGGTTGCTCCACGTATCCTATTAGCAGAGCAATTATCATCTGAGTTCTTGGAAGTGATTGAGAATGTTTCTGTGATGCACGTACACAGTGGAGAGACTTCACACTTCAGCACAACTAAGATTGATTTGATTAGAGATTGGGTGGGTGAGCATGTTGGTAGTAAGATTATCTTTACAACATATCATTCACTTCATAGGTTAATGGAAGCAGATATATTTGTAGATACAATATACTTTGATGAGGCACACAATTCAGTTCAGAGAAACTTCATTGAGGCAGTTGAATATTATTCAATATATGCTGAGAGAGCTTTTTTCTTTACTGCTACACCAAAGCACAGTCTCACACCATTTAAGGCAGGTATGAATGATAGTGATATATTCGGTAATGTTATATGTCAGGTTCCAGCACCTAAGTTGGTAGAGAAAGGTTATATTCTACCACCAAAGGTAGAAGTCTATGAGTCACGTTTACTTAACAAGCATGAGTTAGTTGCTGACGTTGACTGTGAGCAGATGATTGATTCTCTTGATAACATAGAGAAGAGTAAAGTGCTTATCTGTGCTAAGTCAACTAAGCAGATTACAAACCTAGTATCACAGACTGATTTCTGTGTTCAGTTGAGAGAACGTGGTTATAATTGGATGTATATCACTGCTAAGACTGGTGCTGTTATCAATGGTAAGAAAGTTAGTAGAGATAAGTTCTTTGAGGTATTGAATACATGGGGCAAGGATGATTACACTAAGTTTGTAGTTCTACATCATAGCATTTTATCTGAGGGTATCAATGTAAATGGACTTGAGGCAGTTCTATTCCTAAGATCTATGGATTACATTGGTATCAGTCAAACGATAGGTAGAGTGATTCGTAAAGGTTGCGTTAACAAGGAATATGGGTTAGTATGTGTGCCTGTGTACTCTAAGGTTGGTATTTCTACTGCACGTAAGGTTGAGGCAGTTGTAGATACTATCTTCAATAAGGGTGAAGCAGCAACCAGTGTTGTCACAAGATGAATGAACATTTTTGTAACTAATTTCGATCCACATAAGTCTGCTACTGAGTTACCAGACAAGCATGTGGTTAAGATGCCATTAGAGACTTGTCAAATGCTCTCTATCATATACTCTAAGTGGTATTATGATTGGGGTGAACTTCACAAGAAAGATGGTACTGCCTATGCTACAGAGAAGGGTGCATTTAGAAATCATCCTTGTACTCAATGGGCAGCAAATAGTATATTCAATACTGCATGGTTAATTCAACATGGGTGTGCCTTGTCTCAAGAATATTCCTATCGTTATGGTAAGGTTCATGGATGTGCTGATGCCTTGTTTGAAGCAAAGAAAATGTTTCATAGGTTAGCAGGTGAGATAGTTACTTGTCATTGTATGGTAGAATCATTTACAAGAGCAATGCCTGATGAGTGGAAGCATGATAAAACTATTGACACTATCACAGCATACAAAAGATATATCAATTCTAAACCTTGGGTGAAGGATAACTACCTACGGAAACCTGAACGTAAACCTACTTGGATTCAATGAGAGACAAAATTCTATTTGGTGATTGTCGTGAGACTCTTAAAGAGTTTGATGAGAAGGCAAGGATGTGTGTTACATCTCCACCATATTACGGTTTAAGAAACTATGGTGATGAAGAGAATCAGATAGGACTGGAACAGACTCCAGAAGAGTTTATTGATGAGTTAGTCAAAGTATTCAAAGAGGTGAAAAATGTGCTTACAGATGATGGAACTCTTTGGGTTAATGTTGGGGATAGTTACTATAATTACAGGCCAGGTAGAGGACAAGGACTGGCAAAACAAACAGTCTCAAATACTAAACAAGACTTACCAGATGTGTGTCCTCGTAGAGGAAATAGACTCGAAGGACTC